ATACATTGAAGCGATCATTAAAGACGATGGTGGAGACATTGAACAAACGATATGTACAAATTTCACCTATAATGAAGAAACTGCTAAGATGATTGATTTAAACAATCAAGAACTCTTTGACTTTATTTTAAAATTAGATCTTCATTGGGTTCATGTATTAAAATAAATTATTAAAAATACCTAATAATATATAAAGCTTCTCTTTTGAACCCTGGCAGAGTTATTATACTGAGTTCGGTTATCACTGTCAAGCCTCTTGACAAAACTCACTAAATATTCTATGATCACTATATTATCATTCTATAGGTACACCAAATGACTACATCAAATCAAGCAACTCCTGAAGAACTTATTAAGAGTTTTAAAGAACAACAAAAGAAAGTTGGTGAAGAACTACAACAACTTGAAATTGAACTTGCCAAAAGAAAAGAACTTTTTGTTAAACTTCAGGGTGCAATCGAAGGAATTACTATTCTTGCCCCAGAAACTACAGAGACTGAAGAAACAACTGAAGTTCCCGAGGCATCTCCAGAAGCTGTAACTGAAGTTCTCAGTTAATGTCTTTAAGAGATGACATAAAGAAAGATATACTTTTAAAATTAAAAGGTCTTTCTGAAACTATTACTGATTCTGTTGGTGAAATTTCAAAAGGTAAATCTGCCTTTTGTTCACCTTCAGATACAATTGATAGAATTAATGTCTGTAAATCTTGTCCAGAATTTATTGCATCCACAACTCAATGTAAACGTTGTGGATGTTTTATGTCTGCAAAAACAAGATTAAAGCATGGTTCATGTCCTATTGGAAAGTGGGGTAAATTATTATGATCACCAATCAATATATTAAAGAAATTTTAAAAGAAAGAACAGATCGTTTAGAATACCTTATCAGTCAAGGTAAATTTGAAGATGCTATTTCTATTGGAGAAGAATTTGATGAGTGGATAAGAACTTTAATAATTGACTAAATATTAATTACCGTAAGCCACTTGACAAATGTCTATGGTTCTGGTATATTAAACAAGTTCATCAGAGGAATCTGAAATGGTCTCATTACCCATTCACAATCGATCAATCATTGACGAGATTAGGAATGATATCCAACTAGATAATTATTATCGAAAATTGGATATTAACAAGGATAAGGACTGTGATTTTTATGATGATGCACAGTCTGAAAATGACTATGCTTTTGAAACCTACTACGAGTAAATTAACTAGGATTACCATCAACAATGGCACGAACTCATCGCAAGTATTCCGCTAAAAAGTGTAATACTTTTAGGGAAGAAAAAATTAATTATGCTATGAACAGTGACTATGAATATGAAGAACTTTTCAGTGGTTATACAATCTCTGGGAAAAAAAGATGGACTCGTAAATCAGATCCAGATTTTAATGATGACTGGGGTTGATTCCAGCGAGTGGTGTAATTACCCAAATGTTCGCATGAACATTCTATACTAATTGGTTTTTGATATTAAAGACCAACCCCAAGAACCACCCGAAAGGGTGGTTTTTTATAGCTATTTTGTAATATGAGTATGATAACATGTATAACTTTGATGATTATGATATTGAATTACGGAAATTTGAGTTAGCGGTAACAACTGCTGTTAATATGGAAATATCTGATAAAATAAACTCAGAAGAAGCATACCAAAGAATCAAGGAGGCATATTCAAATCTAAAGAAATACCGAAAGAAAACAAAAAAAGACCATATATAAGTTATAATATCAACACTTGACGAAACCACATGAATTGGAACTTACCTAAACACGAAAAACGTAAAGATGCATTTCATATTTTTTATGAAAGTGTTCTGAAAGCAGATCATCAGTTACGTCAAGATGCTCATGATCAAAAATGTTATCATGAACTTATGGAGTGGAGAGAAGAGATTATTAATTATCTAAAATCTAGGAGAATTGAGGAATTTAAGTGATGACACATGAAGAAATGGTTGACGAAGCACAACGTAGAGAAAAAGTAAACGAACATCCTGAAATTGTAGAATATGAATGGATTGATGATGCATTTCGAGTTTGGGAAACTAGATATGGTTTGTGGTCAAGTGAAACCAAAGAGGGCAGACGGATGCTTACTGGACTTTACAAAGATAATGTGATTATAATGACACGTTGGCATCTTAAGTGTGAGCAAGATGGTTGGCCGGAAGGATCAGTTCGTGTGTGTAATATTACATCTGGAGTAAAACTATGAGTAATGTTGACACATTACAAGTAAAAGAAAATGAAGATGGAACTTTTACTATGGAGTGGGATCCAAAAGACCCATTATGGTCATGGTTAAATGCCATGACAGAAGAAGAAATTTCCAAAATCATTTCAGATTATTCTCAACAGGTTATCAACGATGAAACAATCAATTCTATTATTGCTGACGATTCTCTTACTCCCGAATAATGTTTTTGCACAATCACGTTCTGGATACTCTAGGGATGTAAATTGTTATAAAGATGTATATAGAGAGGAGTATATTCCAGGTACTAAAGAAAGACCTGGTTATGTCCGTAGATATACATCAAAGAAACAAATTCCTTGCGGTAATCGTAGAAGACCAAGATTTATACAACCATATAATCACTCTAATAATAGTGTGGATGATAATTCATGTATTGAAGGATCTATTTTAGGTGGAATTCTTGGAGGTGGTGCTGGCGCAATTGCATCCCGTGGTGATGGAAGATTGTGGGCGATACCTTTGGGCGTTGTTAGTGGTGCTTTGGTAGGTTGTCAGGTAGACGGTGGTTGAAGTGTCCTGTAGACGCTTGCAGACCCCTCTCACATGATGTATATTAGCCATGTTGAGAGGAACACCACCCATGCAAGTCACCACACTCGTCACCACAGTTGATTTCTTCCCTGAGGCATTCATTGCTGAAGAAGATGGTGTGATCGTCAAGCGTTTCCAGAAGCGTGTCACATTCAACTCTAATGGTCTCAAGTCTTACAGCACCGTCACAGCACTCACAGCACGTAACGAGTGGGAGACACGTATTGCTAACGGTGCTACGGTAACTGATTACAACCTTGATAAAATGCCTCGCTCTGAGTACACGCCAATGGCAGTAGGTTGATCCGAGGGTAAAACAGTAAGAGGCAACGACAAACAGTTGCCCACCCTCACTCTTTTCTTATCTAACATCATGGTTTTCGATCTCCCAGTCTACAAGAAACAATTGCCACAAGTATGGTTGGAAGATGGTAAGTTTATCATTGAATCTGACTCGTTTCGTTATGTGATTGAAGATGACTTGAAACTCTTGTTTAAGTTATGCAGACGATTCAAGTCTGACGCTATCGCACAAACTTACGCTACTAACTAACATGACCATTTGGAATTGTTTATGAAACACATTGATGATCTTACACATGAAGAAAAGGAAGCATTGTCAGAAGATTGTGAAGACTATCTTCTGCATCGACATATACCTTTAGTGTCACATTCATATGATAACATCATTATGCAGGCACTAAAAGAAGGATATCAACTAGTAAAATTTGATCGCTATCGTAATCATCCATGAAAATGAAAGCACCCGAAGGATACAGTTATCTCACTGAGGACTTCAACACTAAGTATAAACGAGTGATGCTTGTTCATCATAAAAAATATGTGTATGCAGAAGGCAAAGATATACAAACTGTATGGGGTTTCATTAACAAAAAGACTGGTAATATTCACGCACCAATTAATGTAAAGAAACCTGGCAAAGTTGTAGATAAATTGTCAGTTACGCCCTACACCACCATGCCAGTCAACAAAGTGTCACAAGGCTAGTTGTATGGGGTCCATTTTCGTGTATATTAGCCATGTTGAGAGGAACACCACTGATGACCGCATCCACCATGACTGATACAGAAACATACAACGGTTGGGCAAATCACGCCACCTGGAATGTTGCTCTTTGGATCGGCAACGATGAGATGATCTACCGTCATGCTAAAGAGAATAAGAACCTCGGTTATCGCAAGTGGGCAAAACGTTATATTGATGAGTTCGGTGAGTATATCACTGGAGACGGGATTGCATGGTTGTCTGATGATGTTGACACTGATGAAATGGATGAGATGTTGGAGGAACTTTGAAGATTGACACCGTTGGTAGAATTGTAGGATCATTTCTTGTGGTCACTGCATATTTCATCATCCTACATGTAAATCTATCATTAGGTGTGATTATGCAGTTCATCGGTGATTTTATCTCTGTACCATTCTTTATTAGAACAAAATCATGGGATGTAGTTATCATGCTTACATTTCTACTAATCATTTCATCCACTAAACTGTTATCACTACAATGAAGTTCACACAGTATCTCTTGAGTGGCATTGTTGCATTTGTCGCTATCACATGTTACCTTTTGTTTCTTGCAGACCGTGACAGTAAGATGATGAACTACTATGATTCAACAATCCAATCACAACTCATTGAAGGTAAACTCTGATGTCTAGTAAAAGTTTTGATGTTCTAGTACAAAAGAACGGACGAATCCAGTGGTTACCTGTACCTGGATGCATCACACATGCTGAGGCACGTTCTCAGGGTGAGGAAATGTATGATGGTAATATACTACAAACTAGATTCAATGGTATGGGTGATGATAATGACAGTGGTGGTAGTAGTGGAGACTATTCCACTGCATTTAGTGGTCTTGTTCTACTCGCTGCTGGTGCAGGTTTAATCCTAGTTATCTCTATGTGGCCAATCTTCCTGATTGGTGGTATCATCTACGGTCTTTACAAAATCTTCAAAAAATGACAATCAACAAAAAACTATTCTCCGACCTAGAGTCAAATACGGGTGTAGTGATTGATAATCACCTTGACAGTGTTGAAATACGTATTAAGAAACTAGAGAAGAAAGAACGTTGGCGTGATATACTTTCTCTTGTGCAAGAGTATCGAGAATGGGGACAAACTGAACAGGGAGAAGATTACAATATGATGTGGTTAGAAGACTTAAAGAATTACCGTCACTTATTAGACTGATAAGAAAGACTGATCGTTCGCCCCCTTGACCCCAAGGGGGTTTTCGTGTATATTAGCTACATTGAGAGACGTACTGCATGATTCTTCGTTCCCACCAGTCCCGCATCACTACCAAGATGCAGGAAATCAACAAAGGTCGCATCCTTGTTCCTACTGGTGGTGGTAAGACTCTCTGTATGATTGTTGATGCAATCAACGCTCTCAAGAGTGGTCCTAAAACCATCGTAGTTGTTTCTCCACGTATTCTCCTTGCAAACCAACTTTGCAGTGAGTTCATGGAACAAATCTCTCACACATGGACGCATGTTTGTCATGTTCACAGTGGTGAGACTGAGTATTTCTCTTCCACTAAATCTGACAAGATCGCAATGTTCAACAACGTTGCGCGTGCTGCATCTGAGTCCTGCATCATCTTCACTACTTACAACTCTTTGAACAAGGTTGTGAGTGCAGGTATTGACATCGATATCATGTATTGTGATGAAGCACATAACTCTACCCGCAGAGATTTCTTCAAGTCTGTTGCATCTGCATCCATGATTGCGGAACGTTCTTATTACTTCACCGCAACTCCGCGTAACAATCGCGACCCACATGCAAACGGTATGAATAATACTTTTGTGTACGGAGATGTGATTGAGAGAGTACCTGCACAGGAACTGATTGAGTCCGGTTCAATCATTCCTCCTACAATTCACACACATGAGACTGACATTGTACGTCAGAAAGATACTGCTGCACAGGTTGATAGTGAGACTGTCCTGAGTATTCTCGACACACTTGATGAAACTAATGCATCCAAAGTATTAGTTGCTGCACCATCTACTCGCGTTCTGTGGAACATGTTGACACAATCTGATGTGATTCAACAACTCACAGACCGTGGTTTTGAGATCATGCATATCACCTCTAAACACGGTGCATATGTCAACAAAACCAAAGTGAGTCGTGAAGTATTCTTTGACACCCTGACTCGTTATGGTAAAGATGACAACAAGAAATTTCTGTTGTTTCACTATTCCATTCTGTCTGAGGGTATCAACGTACCTGGTTTGACTCACTGCATTTTGCTGCGTAATCTTCCACTGATTGAGATGGCACAGACCATCGGTCGTGTTATCCGTCTGAATATTGACGATATCAAAGATATTCAATCTGGTAAGATTCCTGCAGGTCAGTGTCAACTCTACCGCAAGTCCACTGGTTTTGTGACTGTCCCAGTTCATAAGAATCATGGTGGTGCTGTTAAGAAACGGTTGCAGTATGTCGTTGACTCTATTTTTAAGGAAGGTAAGTCGGTTGAGGTATTTGCCTAGTCCAGTTTACGAACTGGTCACAACCCCTTGACTTCCACCCTCAGTCAGGGTATATTGGCTATGTTGAGAGGAAACGAGAGTAAACCCTCCTGTTTCTGACCAACAATAACAGTCAACATTATATGTTACTACTGTTATCTGTTCATTTACTTCACACAACATGACACAAACAGTTCATTTCAACGGTCAAAGCTTTATCATTGATTCAAACACATTTGTTTCGTTTAAAACATTATATGAATATATTCTAAAATCTGATGAAGTACAAGATCGAGGTTTCTCTTATCCAATCTGGTCATCATTCAACTTCAATATGTATGTGCAGTTAAAGAATATCACTGATTTGAAACCTCGTAGACTTCAACGTGATGAGGTTATGACTATAGACAAGAAGAAAAACTTAATTTGTTCTATGCTTGAAGGAAGTGTTCGTATTCCTTCAACATCTTGGTCATGGAATATTGCAAACAAGTTTGAAGATGAAAAACCTCTTAACTGTCTCGATGGTCTGCAGAGATATAGTACAATACAAGAATTTGTAGATAACAAATTCAGTATCAATCCTAATAATTGTCAAGAACTTTATTTCAGTAAAGTTCCTAAAGGTGCAACTAAGAAATCAAAAACGCTGAGTCAAGAACAAAGAGAACTTATTCTAAATTATAATTTCTCTTCTACTTTTTACATCAATGCATCACCAGCACTTCAAGAAAAGATCTTCACTATCATCAATACTGGTTCAACTAAGTTAAGTGATCAAGAGATTCGCAATGCACTTCAAGGGTCATTGTCTTCTCTAATTCGTGACTATGTTCGACCAGAGACAGGAAAGAAACCACATCCATTGTTTGAAACTGAAGAAAGAACTATAACATCAAAGAGTGGTAACAAATCTAAGAAACGTTGTTATAAGTTATTCGATCACAAAACAACTAATTCACGGTTCAAACTAGAAGAATTTCTCACGAAACTTCTTTATATTGGAACAAAAGCTAATGACAAATTGACTCAAAAAATTGATATTGATGTCAATGCAAATGTCCTCTACAATTTTGTAAATGAGAAACAAAAGAACAATGGAGAGTGGTACAATTCAGAGAATACAAATTGGACCAATGCAAAACAAAAGTTTGACAAAATCATTAACCAAACTCTAACTCTTTTCAATCACGTTCCTGATATACACAGAGAAAGAATGACACCTGGTTTTGCATTTAGTTTTGCAGCAATTTATCAGTGGATAAAATCTGATGGATGTACATATCACTTTCAGAAAGATGGTACTGGTAAATTTGTAAGACAATTTATGGACATGTATACTAAATGGTGTGATCCCAATGTATACTCCACTGATGCAAATGGTGACCCACGTATGCAATATGGTGAGAATAGTGAGACTCCAATGGAACCATTTAAAAAATTGTTCCAAGGTTACAATCCAAATCAAATTAATACAGTAAGAAACATTTTGCTGGAAGAAATGGAAGAATCTGATCTTGATGATTGGGGACTTGTTCAGAAAGTAGATACTAATCGCACTTTTTCAGATGACGTAAAACATCGTCGTTGGATGGAATTTGGTCAGACATGTTACTACACTGGTTTACCTTTGCAGGAATCTGATATTGTTGCTGATCACATTTACCCCTGGTCTAAAGGTGGTAGTACAACAGAAGATAACTGTGGTCCTACATCATTTGATGTCAACAATAAGAAGTCTGATATGATTGTAGAGGAGTTCATTCCGTATCTCCACTCTCTAGGTTACCCGATTGCGGAA